AAATGATAGTTACCAAAACAGGTATAATCATACGCAAAAAGCGCATGAAGCGTAACACACCCGCTAAAGGCAGGGCTACGGGAACTTGGTACCCAGATAGAACTAGAGAATAGATTAATAAGACAGCGATGTGGGCGGGATAAAAAAGCCGCTAGCGCATCGCAGTGAATAGCATCCTACTAGGGGATTAGGCAAGGATGCGCGTTGGCACTAAGTGAGGAGACGCATGACCTAACTGCTCTGTACAGAGTAGCAAAGTTGCTCACAAATACCGCAAGTGTACTGGCTCTGCGGCCAAACCTGTCGATAGCCACAGCATTATCGAAAACTGGAAGTGACCAACCAAAATTTAACGATTTTGGTAGGACACTTCGTTTACTCACTTCCAGTCTCCTACCTAGCATATACCTTTACCATGAAAGAGAGAATGGACATAGCTCCCCGAAGGGGGTGAAACTGTCCGAGTCTTGAGCTTGACTTGCGTAAGCAAAAAAAGAACATAATGGACATAGCAATCAGGGACAATAGCCACTGTAACCTTTTCTATGTAAATTACGTATAGTGGTTTAATGGTTTCAGCATATTTTGCAGGTAGTTCCCCTGAATGGTGTTTACTTCGTGATAATCCTAAACTAAGACGTTTAGTGGAATTCCGTCTAAGACAACTTGGAATTACCAATATTTTAGCAGAATTGAAACTAGACAAACGTAATGTTTACAGATTCTTGAAGGGAGACACCAAAGAAATCAGTCAACTACAATACATGAAAATTATCACCAGAGTAGGTGTTGAAATTAAATTTGATTTTGATGTTAAGATGTAGACAGTGCCATAAGCCTATTCGTGTAGACTTATTTTTTGGGGCTATACCCACGTTGGAGGTGAAGGTTATAGTGTAGTTGATGGAAGATGGTCTCAATCTTGTGTGGCTATACCGGAAACAAAAACCGATTTAATTAAAAAATTCATTGAATGTTATTCTCCGTTAACAGATACACAGGTTACCAAGTAGTAGAAATGAACAAGCACGAATTTAACAGGCTTACGGCTAAATTGTTGGAAGTTGAGGAATTCAAACACCTCACTGATAAAATGTTTAGGTGTTTGGTTCTATTTGCTGACTACAAAAGCCCACTCAGGCAGCACCCAAGGGATCAACGCTTTAAACTGGCTGCCTTGGAAGCAGGATACAAGATTGATAATTCAGCCCATGTAGTTCTTGAAAAACGGGCACGTGATTTGTTTAATGAGGACAACAAATACTGGAATGCAGCCTATGAAAAATATATGGCATTTCAGCATGACGAGGATAGGGAATTGGTGTCGATGGTAGATTCCCAAATTGACAATATCCGTAAACTTCTAAACCAATCCATTGATATAAAAGATGAAAAGGCAGAGGTGTTGATGGAGAAACGCAATAAGCTGATTGCTTCGTTACCAAATTTAGTTGAAACAAAAAGAACGCTTTCACGTATAGTAGGTAAGGAAGAAGAAATTATGGGTAGTATCTCTGATGATGAATCTGATGCCCCTAGAGAACGATCACTTATCGACCAAATTAATGAAGAAGAACTTAAACAACGTGGAGACGAAACTAATTAACCCAATGGAAAGACTGATATTTACAGAATTCATCACACCACTGCCAGACCCCCCACCACACCCAGTAGTAGGGCAGCAATACGATGCTGAATTTCAGGGGGGTACATGGGTTGTAAATCTGCCAGATGATGTTATTTTTGTTATGCCTGCAAATGGGGAAGGGGCGTGGTTCAAAGCAAAGTACGAACAATTTGGTGGGGCTAATGAAGATAAATTTGATGATTCCAATGAGGTCACAAATTTATTTGATAGCATTGACGAATCCACAGACTCCATAGCCGTTGCTGACCACCTGATGCTGTTTGGTATAGATAGCCTTCTAAAGCACATTGCCGCGACATATTCTGACAAGTACGAGAGTGAAACAGCCCTAATTGATAATACGTGGCTGAAATATGGATCGGGTAAAATCCCCGCAGGACACAATGTAGGGGGTGCGGTTAAGTATCTTAAACGGTATCTTACAGATGGGTATGCCAAAAGTTACCTTACAGACGATTTAAAGAAAGCAGTTCACTTTTTACTATTTGAAATTGCAAGACGTGAAAATGAGGTGTAGGCATTGTGGTAATTTCATCCACCAGAATAAACTTGGCACCTATTTGCATACCCATAGTTATTTTCAGTCATGCACAAGCCTAACACCTACCATTGCGGAACCCTTTCTTAAAAGTGATTTAATCAATAAATTTAATAAATTCGTTAACCTAACCATATCAAACTGAAAGACACATTACCTCCCGGAACGTATTGGATCACTGGTTGCGCACACGCACCGTGGCACAATAAGAAAATGTATCAAGCTGTTTTTAACTATTTAGCTAAAGAGGTTAGTCTCAAGGGTATAATTCTAGCGGGTGACATTGTGGATTTGAATTCCCTATCATCCCACGATAGGGGTAAGGTTCCGATAAAAGGCGTTACACTTGGCTGGGAGTACAGAGAGGCAAATAAGTTTCTTGATGAAATAGATGATCTTGGTGCTAAAACCACATCATTTCTGTATGGAAACCACGAGGACAGGTATAATCGTGCAATTTTAGACGTTGACACTGCTAAATTAGGTAATGCCCTAATAAGTCCAGTTGATGGGTTGAATTTAGTGAAACGTGGATATGAGATTTACACCGATTGGAAAAATGATGTAATCAAACTCGGCAAGCATTTAGATGTTTGTCATGGTGAATTCCTAAGTGTGCATTCTGCCAAGAAAACAATTGATACCTATCGAAAGAGTACATTGTATTTTCATACACACCGATTTCAAATTTACATGGAGGGCATGGTAGCTGGGTGGAATATGGGGGCTGGGGCAGACTTTACGGCACCTATTTTTGGGTACGCCACCAGAGCCATGAAAGCAAGTTGGGTCAATGCCAGTGCTTTGGTACATCTGGATAAGGATGGTTATTATCACGTACAGCCTTTGATCTTTATGAAGGATAAACTGATTATTAACGGAAAGCGTTATTAATTTAAGCAAAAAGCGTAACGCAAAATGCGTAATTTGTGGGCACGGTATAGAGTACATCGGTAACAATATGTACAACCACAGGCGGGAGTACCGCAGGTATTTTTGTTATGAGGAAGGCTACCAAAAAGCTACCCCAAATCCACAAGATGTAGAGTTGGCACGAAAATTGTATATAAAAACCTTAAAACGTAACAATGAAACCACCAGTTAGAGGCTTTGATGCCCCAAAGTACAAAAAAGACAGTATAAGGGCAGGTAAAAAATACCAAAAGAAGTACGTTGAAAAATCCCCTAAACCCGGAATCTCATCTGTAGACCAAAGATCATCTATGTCTTTACTAGACCAAGTATCAATTAAATACAAGCCTAAGCCTATGGCAGCTACCTACGGTACTACTGTGGGGGGTAAAGGGGCTACAAAACGCGTAAGACGGGCTAAGTAATCATAAAACAACAATTAACAATGGAAATTACATTAACAGACTACCAACGTTCACAACTAGAGCAGGCGCTTGTAGCCAAGCAAAACGCTGAAAAAATTCAGGAAGAACTCCTTGAAATGATATTCAGCTACAACAAGGTACAAAGACCAAGTACCCCCGTAAACTACAAAGACGGAAAGCTATCTTGGACTAGCGTTGTTACACCCGTAACAGACGAACTCCCTGTCGAATAGTTGAAAGATGAAAAAGAGGGGTGGGTAATTGAGAGAAATTCTTATAAAATTGACCTTGAAGAAAAGGTAGCCCACCACCTACAAACCTTACCTACTCTACCTAGGAACGATAAGAAGCCCACCCGTTCCCGCCAACCAGACTCCTCCGACCCAATAGAACAAAATATTTGGTGTCGCGAGGAGTTGAGGCGTATAAAGGACGGCCACTTTGGAATGAGTGGTAAGATGTACTTTTGGTACAATTACGTAAAGCTGCGAGACATTGAATACGGTACAATTCGTCCCGAATTTAGGATGTGTCAAGCGTATTGGTTTAATGAGATTATCAAGGTGCAGGATTCACGGGAGTGGGGGCTTATAGGTGTCAAACGCAGACGTATTGGTGCATCTTGGTTGGAATCGGCAGATGTGTTACATGATGCCATAGTTCGCCCCGGAATTAAGGTTGGGATGACATCTAAATCAGAAACGGACTCCAAAGAACTCTTTGCCAAGGTAAAGTTTATTTATGATAATTTACCGGAATGGTTACGCCCAAGTAGTGCGGGGGGTAACACCCAAATGAAATTAGATTTCTCTTATCGAGCTAAGGACGAGAAGGGCAACTGGATTACAAGAGGAAGTCGGTCAGAACTTGTTGTAAAGTCACCAACCGACAGCACATGGGAAGGTTATGCTCTCGCAAAATGGTGCGCAGACGAGGCCGGGAAAGTCCAAAATCTAAAACAACTCTTTTCCTATACCGAGCCTGCCATGATGAAGGGTACACGAAGAGTTGGGTGTCCAATACTATTTGGAACCAGCGGTGATATTACAAAAGATGGTGCGGCTTTCCGTGATATGTTTTACCAAGCTGATTCTTATAAGCTAAAACAGTTTTTTTTAGGGGGCTGGATGGGGCTGGATGGGCTGGTTGATGAGTGTGGCAACGATTTGGCCGAGGAAGCGGTTCGTTGGGTCGTCTACGAAAGGTTTCGCAGGGAAAGTTTGGATACCCGTGCATACAATGATTTCATTCAGCAATACCCATTAACCGTTCAGGAGGCATTTACCTCTAATGAAACGTATGGTGTTGGCAATAGCATGAAAATCAACAAGCAAATCAATGCCTTGACGGCCAAACCGCCAGAGATGAAGCGAGGGCATTTTATGCTTGATAGTAATAAAAAGCCAGTATTTGTACCAACCTTCAATGGTAGTTGCATCATTTATGAGGAACCCGACCCTGTGATGCAGGACTTATATTTTGCCGGGGCAGACACGTCCGATCATGACGCAGAAAACCCTAATTCAAAGGACATATCTGGGCAGTGTCTTTTCATCATGAAAAAGCGAAAGGGTACAGAACCCCCAAAGATTGTTTTTGAATACTACGATAAACCCCGAAGCGTTAGGGATTTTTGGGATCAAGCTCTAATAGCCTTACTTTACTACGGTGGTGCAAAAGTCATGATTGAGCGCAACAAGCCCGGCATGATTAATTACTTTGATGAAAATGGATTTAAACACCTTATGGCTACCAAGCCTAACGGTTATACGAGTGTGATGGCATCAACCACGTGGAACATAGGATACCACAGAGGGCCACAAAGTAAACGTTATGGGGAGGAACTTGTAACGCTGTATACCGATGATTATTGTGAGTGGATACCATCTGTAAATCTCCTGAAAGAGTGCTTAGTTTACGATCAGCAAAACACAGATAGGGTAGCTAGTTTTTGCGCTGCTTTGATACTAATGAAGGAAGATAAGTGGGAAGCTACCCCCCGTTCAAATAAGGATAATCTATTCAAAACCAAGCTGATACACACAGCGGGTGGGGGGGTCAAAAGGGTGCAGTATTAATTGTGGCATGGTTTTTGTAGTGGAGTAGAATTCCTAACACCCACATATTGAATAACTTCCCGAATCAGTACATCACTGATAAAGAAAAGGACGACAAATATCATACGAGTTTTATCGAGGCAATCTGCGGAAATGTGCTTACAAAGGCATATCAGGCGGAGTATGCGGTTATGGATGAATCTTACAAATTCTTCAATAATTTGCAAGCAAGTGCTGATAAATTCAAGCATCTAACAGAGTCCGATAGTGGGGAAGCCTACCCAGCAGTTTGGTTTAGTATTAACCAAATTCGATCCAAATTAAGGGTTTTGGTGGGGGAGCTAATGCAGCGTGGGTACGATTTTGAGGTAAAAGCAATCAACAAGGAGGCCAAGGCTAGAAAACTCCTAGCTATGGAGGAAACCCGTGTTGATATGCGGTTGCAAAATGTAGCACAGCAATTAGAGGCTTATTCAGGGATTCCCACAGCTAAAAGGGGCTATTTACCCGAATCTGAGGAAGAACTAGAGAATTACTTCAAACGTGATTATCGGGAACTAGCAGAGGTAGTAATATACTATGCCTTAAAATTCCTAGATAAGCGTAATTATTGGACTGTAGAGCGTAAGGCAGCATTTCTTGACCTGCTAATAGCTGGTAAATGCTTCGTTAAAAACGAGGTAGTAAACGGAATGCCAGTAGCCAGACGGGCAGACCCACGTGATATTTTCCATGATAGATATGCCTCCGATGACCTTCTTAGGGATTCAACCTACTGGGGAGAGCGTAGGTACATGAGTCTTGCAGAGGCAGCCGAGCGCTATGGCCTCGATGTGGAAGAACTTAAAAAGGTTCATAAGCAGTATGTAGACTGGAACAAAACAGAGGCGTCACAGCGCAACGCTTTAAGTTTCTCATTTGCGCCTACGGTAGCTGGGCTAGATTGGTTCAAGGAGCAAAACGGAACTATTCGTGTAATGGTTTTAGAGGCTTGCTGGCAGGATACAAAGAGTATCGACCAAAAGGTATGGGTAGATAAATACGGCAATGAACACCGCAAGCGCACCAGAACACAAAAGAGCAAAAGTGGTGAATTTGAGATAGAAAAGAAGCGCATTAAAATTTGGAGACAGGGTACTTTAGTTGGGGGCACAATCCTCAAAAAGTGGGGCATAATGCCAAACCAACAAAAGGACAACTCCCTTGAATTACTCCATGAAGCAGAGCCGCCTTACGTTGGGCTAATACCTGATTACGTAGACGGTGTAGCTGTTTCGATTGTAGATCAAATAAAATCCCTGCAAAACCTAAAGGACATCTTTGCCTACAATATGCAAAATGTTGTGGCAGTAGCAGGCGTTCCCGGCTTTGTGTATGACGTTGCGCAAGCACCAAAGGATTGGGAACCAGAGCAAGTAGTTTATTACCTGAAAAAAACAGGTATAGCGTTTATAAACAGCAAACAGAATGGAACCCCCGCGCAATTCAATCAATTCCAGCGCATAGATTTATCCCTCTCCCAATCTGTAGATAAGTACCTTTCCCTCATCAATTGGTGTGATAGTCAGATAGACCTAATATCTGGTATCAACGAAGCCCGTCAGGGCGTTGTACAGGGAGCTTCGCAAGCCGTGGGGGTTACCCGTTCTGCTCTCTTACAATCCAACATGACCACAGCCCCCTTGTTTGGGCTATTTGACATCTTCTGTTCTAGGGTATGGAATCAGCAAGCAAGACTTGTAAAGATGACGTGGGCCAAGAAGGCTAAATATGCGCCAATTATAGGGGATGTAGGTGTTAACTTCTTAAAGGAGGATGTTGACTTGGTGGATGATTTTGCGATTTTCGTTGAATCTACACCTAAGATGCTCGATGATGTAGCACAATTCCAGCAGTTGATTATGACTGCATTGAATGCGGGTAAACTAGACTTCTTACAAGCCATGACGCTACTCAAAGAGAAGGACGTATTTATAGGAATTGAGAAGTTCCGTAAGATGAGTGAGGATGCTGAGGAGAAGGCAATGCAGCAGCAACAGCAACTTATGGAGCAGCAGGAGATGATGAAGCAGGAAGGCCAACAGCGAATGCTAGAAGCCAACCAAATGAGCCAACAAGCATCCCTACAAAACCAACAAGCACTTCAACAGATGAAAGGCCAGCAGGCTGTACAGCAGGAGTTGCTTTCTCAACGGGGTGAATTTTTAAAGGAAACAATAGACGGGGCTGAATGATAACATTTACCAGAACTGACAACTCTGTAGAAATGCTTATTGGGTCGGATGCCTACTATATGCCAACCGACATGATGGTGGTGGCAAAAGTCCCACAGGGTAAAATCTACATAACAGATTCCCCCCTTCATGTTACAACACAGATTTCCTTTCTGCCTACTGACGTAAACGGTAGGCCGGGGGATGACATATTAGTTGTTACGGAGTGGATCAGGGATACCTACTTTAAAGGACTTGTGGTATCGGGTGGTGGCGGTGGTGGTGATGCCACGGCAGCCAACCAAGTAACCGCAATAAATGAACTTAACGCGATTGAAGCGGATATTGAGGCTTTGGTGGATAAAACACCATCAGACTTAGTTACAGAGCTTCACGATTATAAGGAGGTTGTCTATTTGGGGGGTGGTAGTATTGACTATATATCCTACAAAACAGGTGGCAGTGGTGGTTCGGAGGTAGCGCGATTAACATTCACCTACAACGGAAGTGGTGATATAATAGGAATAGCAAAAACATGAAAATATTTGGATTTACTTTTTTCGAGAAATCAAAGCCAATATACGAATGTACTGAATGTGCAGGTATGCCTAGTTTGGTTGGAATGCGATTCTTTGACGATTTAGTAATTGGAACTGACCTCATTTTTATGGGGGATAACCAATACCGAACTATTAACCTCGTAAAAATAGACGGAGACACATTATACACAAAACATCATCTAAAGATCAAAATAAAACAAGTCAATGAGCGCAAAAAGTAACACATTTGAAAACGACATACTTCTACTTATTTTCAATAACGTAGATATAGCGGATATTGGTGACGCAGCCGGATTACAAAATTCAGCAACAGCAGGTAGCCTTTATCTGGCACTCCACACAGGAGACCCCGGAGAGGCAGGAACACAAACCACAAGCGAATCAGCTTACGGCTCGTATGCACGTGTAGCGGTAGCACGAACAGTTGGGGGGTGGACAGTTGCGGGTAATACAGCCTCAAACGCAGCACTTGCCCAATTCCCTGAATGTTCTTCGGGATCAGAAACAATCACCCACGTATCTATTGGGGTTGCATCTGCGGGTGCTGGGAAGATTCTTTATAAGGGGGCTTTAACCGCATCAAGGGCTGTTTCTACGGGAATTCAACCACAATTTTCGGCATCTGCCCTCCAGATTTCTGAAGATTAATTAACTGATAATCAATAAGTTATGTATAAATGTAGTAAATGCGGATTAGCGGTAATTGTGTATGATGGGCAAGGTAAGATACTTGAAAAGCCACTTCGGCCTTGTGAGTGTGATGCCCCCATTATAATGGATATGAATGCAACCGTAATTGGAAACAGCGGCATTAAGGGATGAGTGGTTTCAGAACCATAGGCGAGGTAGTTGATGCCGAGCTTTCTGGGAAGGTAAGGGATTATATTTGGCGTAAAACCCCATCCCAAGCCACAACCACGGGTGTATGGTTTGATCTTTCGATGAGTCCGGGGATGCCCGTACCAAAATATTGGTTTGACGCAGCACCATTAACAGCACGTCAAATCACACAATCCGCAGACGGTGGGTTGTATCATGGGCCTGATGTAAGTCCTAGTGAGAAATATTTACGGAAAATAACAACGATGGCAAGTGCTGTAACGGCATTACCAATGAATGCTATTCTTTGTGATTACTTACTGTACTACCCAACTGTGGATGATGGAACTACGGACGAGCAGGTAATGGATAACACAGCTACACTACCACGGTACACCAATGATAGAGGTATCCAAATGATAGCTGTAACTACGGGAGCAAGAACAGGCGGACAAACTTTTTCTGTTAAGTACACCAATCAGGACGGTGTATCAGGCAGAGTGTCACCCTTGGTTATTCAGAATACAGCTACCACACTAGGCAGTATAACTACCTCCCAAACCGCTGCTAATCGATCGGGAAACCCATTTATTCCTCTGCAAGAGGGCGATACTGGTGTAAGGTTCATTGAGTCGGTAACAATGACTAACGTGGACACGGGTATTTTTAGTTTAATATTGGTTAAGCCATTAGTACAAACTTGTTTTAGAGAGGTGACGGTTCCTTATGAAAAGGACTTCTTAGTGCCGACAACAGACTTAGTAAAAATTGAAGATAATGCCTTCTTAAACTTTCTGACATTACCACTAGGTACCTTGGCAGCAACAGTTTTACGGGGCGATATAAAGGTGATATGGAATTGAAAAATAAAAATAAATAAAACATGCCGGGGTTTAGTTCAAACGATCAAATAATTGAAGCGCTTAGTTTAGGACAAAAGTGGGATGCTTCTTGGAGCAAAAATACTGCACCTACAACGGTAGCTATTGCTAACGAGTGGGCTACCCTGTTTAGAGGTGCAGGTAACCCCCCTGCCGATGCTTTGTACAACACAGGCACTAACCTGTTGTTTCAGGCTGTTAAAGACAACACATCTAACGCAGCATCTATCCAACATGGAGGTAATGTGCAACCAACTTACTACAAGCATTTACTAGCTGGTCATGCAGTAACAGCGGCAGCAACCACCGTTCCATGCACATTGGCTCTAGTTGATGTTATTGGTTTTTATAGAGTTACTTCCGTAACCACCACATCAGCACAGGCCACAACTAACACATTAGGACAATCTGATACATTTACGGCTGATGCTGGAACGGATACTTGTACCTACACATCAACGGTCAACATACCTTCAAACATACTTACGGGTACACGTGTACGGCTTACCACCACAACAACATTACCCGCGGGACTAGCTCTAGCCACAGATTACTATGTAATCAGGCTAAGTGATACGACTTTTAGATTAGCTACATCCTATGCCAATGCTATTGCCGGAACCCAGATTAACATTACAGACGCGGGAACGGGTACACACACAATGTCTTGGTTGCTCCCAAGATATACAAACGGTGCAGGAGTTCAGGCTATTTTCTTTAACCCCAACTCCACAGCTTTAGGTGCTGCCACCCCTAACTTATCATTAGGCTATACAAACAGCGCACAGGCAACAGGAAGAGCAACACCAACTGTATTACCTATTGGCAAAACAGCTTGTCCTAATTCACAAATACTCTACACGGGTGCAACGGGTACAGGTAAGTATAACTATCAAATGCCATTACAATCAGGGGATGCGGGTATAGCCGAAATCAACACAATTCAAAATTCAACTTCCTACGTGTCAGGTGAATACTCAGTAGCACTAATAAAGGAACTTGCACGATTCCCCCTATCCACGCTGGGATTAGCATCTGAAAGAAACTTCCTATTTGAATACCCAAGTATGCCAAGAATTTATGATGGGGCTGCTTTGTACTTTCTTATTGGGCATGGAGTGGCCACACCAACTAACTCCGCACTTTCTGGTATTTTGACGACTGTTTGGCGATAAATGCTAATAGCTAATTACTCGATCATAAATCAAATATGTGGGCACAACCACAGCGGTGTTACGAACCCATTGAAATGGGTTCGTCCACACGTTATGAGGGGGTACTATGGCTATTCAGATTTGGGGCCAAACGATGCACAGATAAAACGAGACAGTTTTCCAACAGGAACTAACCCGCCCTACTCCTTAGTTTTAGGTGACAAGGGTGCTTTGTTAAGTTCAACCACAACCACTAACGGAGTTGGTACATTTACCAGCAGTGTAGCGCTAGGAAGGGCTATAAGTGCCACCCTAGAGGGCACTACAACTTTAACAAATGCTAACCTAGCCTTAATTGTTCAGGTAGCCTGTTCGTTACTAAGCCAAGCAACCGTCACAGCTTCGATTGCAGGGCGTATCTCCCTCGCTGCTACATTAGCGGGGCAAGGTAATACAACTGCGGCCTTGGGGCTTATATCAAGTATTACGGCATCCCTCACAAGTGCCTCCACTATTTCAGGAGACTTACGCGGAAAGCTGTTTATGTCTGCTGATTTGTTTGTAAATCAAAGTGAGGCCACAGCAGAGCAAATTGCGGCAGCCGTTTGGAATGCACTTGCAACGGTGTACAATAACCCTGATACAATGGGTGAATTACTTAACGGAGCAGGTGGTGGTTCAACACCATCACAGGTAGCCGATGCGGTTTGGGATGAGCTATTAAGTGGGCATACAATTTCAGGCTCAACAGGTAAAAAACTTAGAGATGTGCTTAAAACGGGGGATTTTATAGCCCTTAAATAAATTGGCACGATATTTGTAGTGGTACTAAAAGACTTAGCAAAATACTAAAAAACTAACATAAAACATGGCAAAAATCCTAGATTCGGTATCAGCAACCGAGAAATTAGTTCAAATTGAAAACAACGGTGTAGAGGTACTCGCAATCAATGGCTCTGGCCAGATTATGGACAGCACAGGCTTTGTGCGTGATATTTATAATCCTACAGCTAAAACGATTGTAGACGGAGCAGCTACTACACTTTTCACAGTTCCTGTTGCACAAAGCTCAGGAGTTGGTGGCGTAATTGACTTTCAAGTATATGCTTCTGACGGAACAGATTTTCAAATGATTACAGGTATTGCTACCTATTCATCTGTAAATAAAGCTGGAACATTGACTAACGCTGTAACATACGCAACAGCTAATGAAGCTAAGGTAGTTTCATCTGGAACGCTTACTTTAGCCTTTACAATGGCTGAGGACACGTCAGATGTTGTGAGTTTAAAATTACAACCAACAGGGTCTCTTACAGAGACTGTTTACACAGTACGCTACAATGTAAGGCCTTTACGTGGTGTTGTAACTATTGTATAATGCCAACAAGTAGACCGGGGGCACGTAGCGAACCAGCGCTACAAACAACAGGAGATTCAGGTGCAAAGGTAGCGGGATTTAATGGTTCTGCTATGTACACGCCTACATGGGCGCAGGGGGCTATTATAACGCTCATTGCATCCGCAGCATCAGGTAACAACACTATTCAGGTTCAATTTAGCCCAGACGGAGGTTCCACGTGGATCGCGATTGGGCCAACCTCAACAGCCCTAACAGGCGCAGGTAATGCATCATTGATGTTTTACCACACAAACTTAACGGTAGCGGATGCTACACCAACAGATTTAACAATCACAGGAACGGTAGCGGGTGTTTTTGTAAACTGCCCAATTCCTCCTGTATGGAGACTAGCTTACGTGGTGCCAACCTCGATTACGATCACAGGGGCATACGTTACCTATCTTCCTTAGTAACTTTTAATCTAAACAATTAACAATATGACAGAAGCAGGAACTGCGTCTTTAAGCACGTTTTTAAATAAAAACCAAACCACGGAAGTAACTCCGGTTGAAGTTACACCGAAGGTGGAGACTGAGAAAGTCAGCCCCCCTACCGAGGTTAAAGCGCCACGAAAGGTGGACGAACCTACAGTTTTGGAAAACTGGGATAAATCTGTAAAGGATCAACCCAAAACAACTACCGAGCCAGCTATTACGCCAGAGCCGTACCATGTTCAAATATCCAAGAAAGTTGGATTTGAGCTAAAAGACGAGGATGATTTAGTGGCAAAACTCAAGGCAGACCCATACGAGGGTGTGCCAGCCAACCTGAAAAAAGCAGTAGAACTTGCTAAGAAAGGTGGAGACTTCTTGTCCTTATTGAAGGTTAGCCAAGTTGATTACAGCCAGATCGACCCAGTTGGGTTGTACGAGGCGGATATACTTGGTAAAGCCACCGATAAGGCAGCAGCGAAGGAATATCTTGACAGCATTAGTCCAATTCAGAAGCAGATTGAGGGAGAACGCCTTAAACAAGGTTATGTTTACCAACAACAAATGCAGGAGCAGGATTTAATGCGCAGTGTAGAGGCAGCTAAAATGCAAGCCGAAGCCGTCAAGCAGCAAGCTGAAACCCAACTACAGGAGACCTTGAATAAAACCGAGGCCATTGATGTAGCTGGTTATAAGCTAAAGCTGGAATCCAAACATAAGAGACAATTGGCTGAAAGCCTAAAGTCCTCCGAATTTTGGAATGACCCCCGCTACAAAACCCAGAAAGGTTACGACCTAGAAAGAAAGGTCAGGGACGAATTTCTGACAGCAAACTGGGATACAGTGCAACAATTCCTACAAGACCGTGTAAAGAACACAACCTTGAAAGAAATACAGCAAGAAGTTCAAAACGTAGAATTAGAAAAGAATACAGCTAGAGATCAGGTTGAATCAAAAACACCTCCAATCTTTGAGACCATTAAACGTGATCCAAGGTGGGGGGCAAGATAAAAAATTTTCAACCTAAAAACTAAAAACAAAAAATGCCTCAAGCCAGTATAAGTTACCCAAGTGGCGCACTAGTCGCAGGTAACACATCTCGTAATCCAATCCTACAGGATTACATTTTCAACGCTGGTCTTATCGAACCAAGCCATTCAAGCTGGTTATTCGACCTTTTCCCAGATTACCGCATGACTGTCCTTATGGACAAGTTGGGTGGATTTTCAGCAGTAGCTGATAGCGAACTTCGTAATGATACCTTGACGTGGAGCAAGCTCGGAAGAACCCGTGCATCTGCTACCATTTCGTCTGGTTATTCCAACGGAGTTGCATCAGATACATGGACACTTGATACAGTAGCTGCTACCACAAACTTAGGTTATTTCCTATTTGGTGACGTGGTTAGAACTGAATCAGGTAAGTTGGTTCGTATTACAGCAGTAGGTGACGCAGGTGGTTTCCAAACCATCACAGTAGCCAAGCTGGACGGAACTAACTTTGCAGCAGGTGATGCTGCCGATGGCGAAAAAATCGGACACGCATTTAGTTCATTTGCACCCGGTTCTACAGGCCCAACTGGCCGTATTTATTTGCCAGATGAGGAGTACAACTACACTCAAATCTTCCGTAGAGGACAAAAGATTGATCGTGGAGCCTTCTCTAATCGCATTTACCTGAAAGAATTCGGAGTTCTTGGTGCACCTGGCGAAAGCTGGATGTTCAAGAATGAGAAAATCGAGATAATGGAGCAGATGCGCGACATTGAGAACGCCATCATGTTTGGTACTCGTTCTTCTTCCGCTTCTGGTAAAACCACAAGAGGTATCTGGGATCGTGTTGTAACTGCTGGCGAAGGTCAGGTAGTTAACTTTACGACCGCAACAGGTATTTCTGAATCTGATCTTCAAACCATCGCAACACGCTTGAAGCGCCAAAATGGTTCTAGCGAACTATTGGTACTTTGTGGTTCTGAGGCAATGGCCGATATTCAGAATGCATTGAAGCATTACATCGTAAACGGTGGTGTTTCATTCGGATCATTTGGTGGAAACCTTGTTGGTCTTGACATCGCTCAATATAAGTTTGGTGGGTTCACTATGAACTTCATGCACTACAACTTGTTTGATGATGATAGACTGTTACCATTCGTAAGTACCTCAACAGCAACTAAGACAAACTTCCGTCACGTAGCCCTCTTCTTGGATTTGGGTACACCCGGAGAAAAGTTGATGAGTGTGCGTTACCGCAATGGTGATATTGGCCCTGCCAAATTCGTTCATAAGTACATCAACGGTATGTTCTCAATGGATGGAAGTTCTGTAGCCTCAAATTCATTTGATGGTGGCGAATTCCAACTGTTGTCTGAATTGCTCGTTGAATTTAAAGGGGCTGAGAGAAGTGGTGCACTTGTACCGACTGCCTAACCCTTAGGTACACACTTATAAATCAATAAGATAGGGGGCTAAAAATCCCCTATCTTTTTTACTTTAACCAATTTAAAACCATGAAAACAATTAATCAAACACCTGAAAAGGTAAAATTTGCACTTATCATCCCAATCCCCGGCACATGGGGTTTTACTTCCTACAGAGACCTTAGCGGTAATTCATACCGCGCTATCAGTGGGAAAACAGGAAACGGGCAGTATCGAAATTACGAACTGTACTGGTCAACAGGACTAAGAATACACGAAGCAAGACGAGATCAAAAAATCAGTGTTATAAAGAATGACACAGAGGAGATTCGTATGCTGCTTTCGGACTACCTTGGAAACCATCCATCTTGTGAGGGTTCACCTAATTTTGAAATAGGTGGATCAGTCATATTTAAGAAACTAGACCCTGTGAAGGACGCTGGTTTAGAACTGAGCCGCAGACAGCGCAAGAATGATGCTATGTCGGCAGCATTCAAGCTAGAGGGCGCAGAACTCGATGAAATGGCTATCCTGTTAGGTATATTTAATGATAACCCTACCGTAAAAAGCAATATGATTGGCGAGATTGCCGACAAAGACCCTGAAAGATTTTTCAGCGTGTATGAGTCCCCAGATCGTCAAACAAGGGCGCTTATACGCAAGGCAATCACGTTAAACAAGTTGCAGGAAGTAGGTGGTTCTATTTTTTGGGCAGGAGAGGCAATTGGTGGAAATGAAGATCAGGCAGTTGCTTACTTGATTTCTAATCCAGAGCGCCAAAAGGCACTTAATGCTGCTATCGGATTTGTTCCACAGGAATCAATTACGGGGCCTAAAAAGAAAGCTGATAAAAGTATTATGGGCTAAAAACCTATAATTCAAGTAATTACATAAAGAATAAGCCCCTAATACGGGCTTTTTCTTTTTTGGCATGGTTATTGCTATGAAAACGCTATTGAACTACACCAAGCTCACCTTAACGGCACATATCAAGTCGTTGGGGTACCCATTACATCCTTTTATGTTAGTCGGAGTGCGGTCAAAGGCCGACAAACCCGATTCGTTTGATGATAAGTTCTACTTAATTACCCCAAAAGAGTTTCATGGTTTTGACTGCACCACCAATCCGGGGGTTAGTTGGCTAATGAAATTCATGAACCCAAAGGGCACTGCTGTACTAAAACAAGGCTGGTACTGGTATAAACTAGGAAAGCATAAGGATTATGAGGCGTTGGTGCAGGCAGCAGCCGTAACGGTTTATAGAGATTCCAATAAGGACACCAAATCAGATGAAATAGCTGGCACAGAGGAAACGGGTTTTTACGGCATAAACATCCACCGTTCGTTACCAGACAGACTAGCTAAATCAGTAGGACTTTTTTCGGCAGGTTGTACTGTTATTCACAACCCCGCAGACTTTAAACTTTTAATCGACACCTGTAAATCGTCAGGCTTAAAGCAGTTCCCCTACTATCTAATCAGTGAATTCTAGTGAACGAAAAAATAACAGGAATAATAACAGACATTTTCGGTTTGGTAATATGGGGTTTAGCCCTAACGTTGCTCTACCAAGGTAAAATACCCCTTATTTGGGATGGAATCGGCTACATGGTGGTCGGCTCGGTATTCTTCTTTCTAGGAGAATCTACCATAACCAATCTTTTGAAAAAATTACTTCACGGTACAATAAATATCTTTACAAAGAATGGCACTGACGATCAGTCTAAGTTACAGTAACGAAACAAAATCAGGTACGGCCTACCTAGGTACGCTTACAGACCTCACCGTTTATGGTGGTGCGAATCCAGCACGTTCCGCTGGTGCTTTTTATGTATCAGGGGAGAAACTAAAGAGTGATGGTACACTTGATGAGGCACTTGTATTTTCTTCTTACGATCAAGAAGTAGATACAACCTATACCTTCACTATTCCTAAAGACGGATGGCATCAATTCTATGCAGTCTTTATTAGGGATTATGATAACGGAGCAACCTACAATCAATATGATGTAGTTTATCAAGATAGTAATAATCTAGTTTATCGCGCGCTATCCAACGGAATCACGGGTATAGCACCGCCAAACGTTACGTATTGGGAAGTTATTTCTTCCCCAACAGCTTTGATTGATAACGTAGATACGGCATCTGAATCGACAAGTCTTGAATATCAAATCTACAATAGGGTTCTCTACCCAAATGCAAAGACATTCGCAGGTACTGCTTCGGCAGCCGCAGCTATAAATGGTTGTAGTGATTGTGAACGGAGTGAGGATGTGCTAGTTTACGAACAGGCCGTAATCAATGTAGATGCACTCAACAACTACGATGCACGTAGCCAACACGCATTGGGTGAGGAAATAGCAAGAGCAAGTGATGAATTCATAGCAGAACATAGTTAAATGGCTGTAATAAACCAAGACAGGGCATCCATTATTTATCAGGCTACTACGGTGCTTCTGGATAAAACCCTAGCAGCCGTAAGAACACGTAGTCGAAAAGACAGAAAGCAGTTATATGGAGAGGCAGCTAAGATACGCTATTATCTTGTAGCCCTTACATTTTATCCTACCTACTTTGATGCCGAACAGGCCAATCAAATACTGCAATGCTTAGTCGTAGCATCAGGCATACAGGACTACCCTGTACCACCAGTCACAGCACTACCATCAAATCCAGCAAGCGCAGTCCTACTTAAGGGCGATCAGGGCGAGATTGGCCCACGCGGTAATGACGGAGGTGCCACAGATTTTGCAGTAACAAACATTAACGGAACCACTGTACTTGATTCGTTCTTAATAGGCTCATCTTATGGTGCCCGTTGGGATTATGCCATCAGTTCTTTAACATCCACAATACGCAGATCAGGAACCGTCTATGGTTCGTGGTTGGCAGATGGTTCTGCAATATCCTTTTCCGAGGTTGGCACATCCGATGTGGGTGGGGTTAGTATCGGTGTTGTAACGCTATCGGTTGATTACAGTGGGGGTAATGTACGTTTAAATGTTGGCGTTAGTTCGGGATTATGGGAAATACGCGGATCACGCTATCTCATACCAAATCAAGGCGTTGGTGTTAACGTAAGTTCAACGCCATTACCAAGCGCTAATTTATTTATTGGTAATGCTTCTTCGGTAGCAACAGCCCAAGCCGTAACAGGTGACATAGCCATAACAAATGGTGGTGTAACATCCATCAATTCTGGTGTAATTGTTAATGCAGACATAAATGCATCTGCGGCAATAGCAACCACAAAACTAGCAGCGCTAGCGAATAACAACGCTGTTACACTAACAAACGGATCAGGTTTCATCACAAGTATAGCGAATGGTACATCAGGCTATGTACTAACATCTAATGGTGCATCAGCGCCATCTTGGCAAATGGTTAGTGGTACAGGAACCGTAACATCTGTTAACGCATCAGGTGGCACCACAGGTCTTTCCTTTACAGGCGGCCCCGTTACAACAACGGGTACATTAACGGTAACAGGAACGTTAGGGTATGCAAATGGGGGCACAAATCAAACATTCTACGGGCAGGGGGATATAATTTATGCATCAGCAGCTAATACACTTGCAAAGAGAGCAATAGGCACATCAGGACAAGTGTTGACTGTTAGTGGTGGTGTCCCTGTGTGGGCAACACCTAGCACTATTCCAAATATTTTTGATATTCCGATAGGCGCTTGGAACATCACATCATTAAACCTGAGTATTAATGTCGCGCACGGGCAGGTAGATCACACCAAGATTAGAGTTTTAGGTATTACGTTGAATACAGATGCCGGAACCACTTATTCATTTTTATCAGAAGGTATTATTACAGTCAGGGTTGATTCTACCTTTATACTTTTGCAGCTTCAAACAGCGCTTGTATGGTCAAGTGGGTTATTTGATGACCCAGCGGTGACAAATAGGGGAAATATCACAATTTTGTTAGCACCATAAATCAATGGGTAATTTAGTAATACACGGTAATATTCGGGTCAATGCGGTGGTTCCCTCTGGAACTGGTGATAACGTACTAACAACCGATCCAACCACAGGTGATGTAGGCCAAATCGGTGTTATAGATACATCTACATTTGTTTCTAAAACACTACCTGATGGGCAGATAATTGTTGGCAATGGCTCCAACGTAGCCACAGCCGTAACACCAACAGGTGATGTAACAATCACTAATGCAGGTGTAACAGCTATTGGCACAGGTGTAATTGTAAACAACGATATAAACGCATCTGCTGGTATTGTATTAACAAAGTTAGCAGCACTTACAGCCTCACGAGCAGCCGTTACGGATAGTTCTGGCTTTATCGTAGCATCCGCTGTAACCGCGACTGAACAAGGTTATTCAAGTGGAGTAACATCAGCTATTCAAACACAGATTGATAGTAAGGTAACATCAGCTACACTTACCACAAATGGTGATATATTTTATCGTGCTGGTGGTGTTGTAACCAGATTACCAATAGGTACAAACGGTTACGTACTTGGTGTTACTGCTGGCCTCCCAGTTTGGGAAGCAAAACAACCAGTTCCCAACGGGGGAACCACAGCACAATATTTAGCTAAGAATTCAAATACTGATGGCGATGTAAGCTGGGTAACACTTACTACCGCCAAGATCACTGATATAACAGCGTCTGCTGCCGAACTTAACATTATGGATGGCGTAACAGCCTCCACAGCAGAGATCAATTATATTGGCGGTGTAACGTCCTTAATTCAAACGCAATTAGACGCTAAACAAGCCACTATTACAGGCTCTGCATCTACCGTTGTTTCTGTAAACCTTACTGCAAACAGGGCTGCAATTATTAACGGTTCTGGTAAATTTGCTGCATCAGCCACAACTGATACTGAAATAGGCTATGTAGCGGGGCTGACATCAGCCCTACAGCCACAATTAAATGGAAAGCAAAGTTCTACATTAGCTCAAAATGCTATTTGGGTAGGGAATGGTTCAAGTTTGGCTGCTGAGGTAGCTGCTGGCTCTGTTGGGCAGGTTTTTACAATAAATGGAAGTGGGGTGCCAACTTGGACAACTCCGGGTTCTGGGGGAACCGTAACATCAGTACAAGTTAGTGGTGGCACAACTGGTCTCAGTTTTACGGGTGGCCCAATTACAACAAGTGGTACCATTACAGCATCTGGTACATTAGCGGTTGCAAATGGTGGGACAAACATAGCATCTTACGCTATTGGCGACCTTATCCACGCCACTGGGGCAACAACTTTAACTAAACTAGCATCCGTATCGGCAGGTTCTTATTTAAGAAGTGGGGGGGTAGCTACTGCCCCTGTTTGGTCAACAACCACACTACCTAACAGTGCAACAACGGGAGATATTCTGTATGCTTCCGCTTCCAATGTTTATAGTAACTTAGGTGCAGGAACCGCAACCCATGTTCTTACAAGTAATGGTGCTGGAGTAGCACCAAGTTGGCAAGCAGCAGGGGCTGTGGCGGCATGGCTTTTAGCCTCTGGCGGAACAGCCACAGGAACCAACACCTTTGCAATGGGATCTAACCCATTCATCATGACTACGGGTGTAACCACAGGAACAGGAGCCACCGCAGGGCACCAACTTGTAGGCAATTCACTTACTACAGGAAATCTTTTTGATGCTTCAAGTTCAAGTGTTTCTAGTGGAGCTTTAGGAGTTTACACTTCTACCTCTACGGTAATAAATCACACCGAAGGAACGAACGGACTTGTGAAAGTATTGATGAGTGGGGCGAATAGCACAGCTTCAAAAACGGCCATAGGGATTTTCTCTAAGGTAATCAATACAGGAACTACAAATACAAACATAGCAGCATACCTTGAAGCAAGTGGCGGTAGTACTAATTTAGCTTTACGAACTGTGGGGAGTACTTTATTAGCTAACGCATCAGGAGACACTCCTACAACTTCAACTAGATTAGACGTAAGAGGCACTGGAACAGGCACTAATTTAATTCAAAGATGGGCAGATGCAACTAATACACTAAGGGCCTCCATAAAAGATAACGGACAATTTATAGTAGAATTTCAAGGAGACGATGTAGAGGGATTAACTTATGGATCATCAGGTAGCAATAGGATTAGCCTGATGGTTAATAGCTTTAGCAGTTTACCTTATTTGCAAGGTTACAATGGGGCTGGTGGAAGATTTAGAATCGGTATGGCTTCTTCTACGGAGTTTCAAATTACATCCTTTAATGCCTCTGGAGTAAACCTTCGAAATGACGGTGGCGATGCAAGTGTTACCAGGGTAGCTAATTTGATAACTGGCTCTGTAAATAACAGCATTGCTCCATTGACCGCAGTAGAGAGAATTGTTTTAAACTCTAGCATAAAATTTACTAATTCAGTCAATACAGCAAATATAAAATTCATTAAGTGGAATGGAGAGATTAATACCTCATTCACTACGAATGTAACAAATTCAGGTATAGAGATTTCTCCAAATATAAATTTAGCTGGTGGAACAACGCAATTCATCGGATATGATTACAACCCAACTCTAACATCCATAACAGGGTTGACTCATATAGCTTTCAGGTCTACATCTGGAAGACTTAATTTTACTCACACAGAAGCAGATTTTGTAAGATTTACATCTGGATCAACAACACCAGTTAATGTTAGATTAGTAGGCGGAAGTGGAGGTGCACCAAGAACTTTAATCTTACAAGGCGGATCTAGTGATAACAGTTATTTGGGTAATGAGGGAATATCAGGTTTTAGATGGCAAAATGATGGAATTGTTTTAACAGGCTCTGCTTTTAGTACTGAAACTGTTACAGCAAACACAAGATTAGATGTGAGGGGAACGGGAACAACTACTAACAAAACCTTCAGAACAGCTACATCTACCAATATTCAAACTTTTGAGATACTTGACAATGCTAATATTAATGCTTTACCACTATCGGGATCAATCATGACTCTTGGCGGAGGCGCAACAGCCTCAGAGCTTAGATTTTTAGAGCCTAGTGGTGGCGGAAGTAGTTATGTAGGATTCAAATCTCCTGCTTTAGCAGCAAATACTGTTTATGATTTACCTAATGCTTTCCCATCAGTAACAGGGTATGTATTATCTTCTACCGATGCAGGGGTGATGAGTTGGGTTGCTAGTGGCAGTGGAATAACCAACACAGCAGCAGCCGATGAACTGATGAAGAGCAATGGTACTAATGCAGTGCCAAGTGGGGTGTTTTCCACTAGTGCTGGAAGTTTGGATTTAGGTA